CTCTTTATCTGAATGTCCTCGTTTGTCATCCGCTGCATAACCTATATCGTAATTCTCACTGAGGTCAATGCTCCACAATTTGCCACCGCCCTGTCCTTGGGACATGACGGGCCGGATCTTGTTGTTGACCCGACCAGCATCTTCTAGTGTACACATTCCTCGACGGACGAATTCTAGGTTGTTTGACATACCCACACTTCGACCATTGTTGAAGTCATGTAGCGAAACTTGGAACTCAGTAAGCGTCCCTTTCCACTCTTTCATGTCGGCGTTAATCTCACGACACCGCTTGGTGAAGAACTCAACCAATTCTGCGATAGCCGAACGATAACTGTTATCATAAGCGGCGTCTGCGATTGATGGGTCAATAAAGCTCTTCACCCCAAAACGTCCAGTTCCTTCAACTTTAGGGGAGACATTAAGCTCCATCAAATACTTAGCTAAGTAAGGTAACTCGCTGTTAATAACAGCCTCTAATTTATCGTTAGGCGGAAATTCGCTCATCGCTTCATCACGAATGCGGAGCGCAATGATCTTATCACGGTTACTACTATCTAGAGAAGGGATAACAGAAAGGGAGTTCGCGTCCATGTTGAGGGAGAGGATAACTCTACCCGTCCACGGGACACTCATTGCGTCCGCATACTTGGCTTGATACTCCACTCGCGGGTTGGCTACCGATCTTTTAAGGATTTCAGTGGCCTTCCTCTGATCTTGGAAAGATGCAGCAGACGTTGTATCGTCGATAACCCACGCCGCTACTCTACCTAGGTCTTTGTTGAACCTTGTCTGGCCACTGATGTAGTCACTCGCATCCGAGAAACCACCTACCAACGTACCGACAACTCGGTTAGACAGAAGCGACTTACCTCTGCCTGTCGGCCCGACTAATACTAACGCTTGGCCTTGATCGAACCGACGCTCGTAGGCCGCCCTGTAGAATCTTTTAAGCCACGCATAGAAATAGTCCACCGCCTTCACGTCACCACTATCTTCAAACAGTTGCCCAATCCACTTATGTAAGAAAGGCCAATTAGAGGGGTCGCCATCAACTTCAGGCTCAATAGGTGAGTTATTTGCACAGTTCAGTATGCGGCTGCCATTATATGACACTATTCTTTCGTTACTAAAAACAACAGGGGCGATCTCGTCGATCCTGTTGTGGTTGGATATAGTAAGTATGGCCGACTCGACCTCAGACAATGGCTGCCCCTTTTTAGTCTTAATACTAAACCCCGCTTGCCGTAACTCTAGTAGAAGTTGGTCTTTCGGGATAGAGATAGCACTGTCGTGTAGTGATAACTTGTAAAAGTTTCTCCCGTTAAACCAATACTCGTCGAGCAAGGTCGATAGCTTCTTAGACTCGTAGTCTTTCGTGAAAGAGGAACCAAATACGTCAGCCCAACTCATGAAGCCCCTACCTGCCCTGTCACTGTAACAGACCACACCATCCTCGACCACCTGACAACCATCACGGTCAATTCCATCGTCTATCCAGAACAGAGGTCCGCGAGACCCTACCTCAAAGTCCCCGATCCAACGATTCGGGAAGCGGGATTCAACTTCTTTAGCGACTACCTCAATAGGGATTGAAGTCTCCGTAGATTGAGGTGGTTTGTCGGCAGCAGCTTTCGCGAGGATTGTCTGGACAAAGTTTGCGTCTAGTTGACCCCCTACGTTGACCCAATCTTCCCCTAACTCAAAATACTGACTAGCCCTGAGGGAACTGCTGTCGAAACCCGCGAACGCCTGACTCATCTTGAGAGTTTTACTAATGTGCCGCATGAAAGTGTCGAACAACTCGGGGGCGATAGGCAGGGGTTCAGCGAACTCCCACACTAACCTCATATAGCCTGACTTAGTTCTAGATCTCCATGTAGGTAGGTTTTGCCCAAACCGAGCGGAGATATCGTCGTCGATATTCTTCCAGTCAACCGAAGCATCATAGTCAGCTACCAGACCGTTAAGCATGTTAACGGGGTTGTCGTTACTAATACGTTTCGAAGGGGTTCGACCTTCACACGTCGTGTAAAAGACGTGTTTGGTTTTCGAGTCAGCGCACCACTGCCTATACTTCTGTTTTGAGGTAAACTGAGGGGCTTTACTGTTTAGTTTTGAGACGTCGCTAGAGGGATGGGCGACGTTGTGTCTTAGGTTTTCAATGTATCGATACTTCATTTTTTATAGTGTTTAGAGATGTAGCCTTCGGAGGCGAGGGGTAGGTCACTACACCATTCTGGTGGAGTTGACATGATTTTATTCAAGGTGTCCAGAACTTCTTGAGCCTTGTCTTCATCGCACTCCACAACCACTTCATCGTGGACGTGTAGTATGATTTCAAGACCAGCTTTTTCGATTTCCAGCATCATATGGCAAAGGACGTCACGGGCCATAGCTTGGGACAGGTTCTCAGCTAACACGCCGCCCCACAGCTTCATAGGCATTTGTCTACCGTTCCGGTTCATCAGGGCTGAATATTGGGTCCTTCCCATATCGTCCTTAGAGGGTTTTAGCATACCATAATTAAGACTTCGACCAGAAGGTAGATCGAGAATGTAGGGGGAGCTAATGCCGTGAGCGGCCTTCAACCCACTAGATAAATCACGCCAAAATTTAGGGATTTGAGATAACTTTGATCGGTAGGTCTCCACAGCTTGTTCCGCTTCTTCAATAGGCATGTCATACATTTGCGAGAACTTATTTGCCCCTGCTCCATACCCGCACCCTAATACCAAGGCTTTAACTTTGTGTCGTAGTTTGGGGCCTTCTTTTTTTAGAGTCCCCTTGTCTGTGGACCACATTCCAAAACGAATAGCGAACGCTTCGTAGATGTCGTCAGTCTTCTCGATCTCTTGGAGAGTTTCCTTATCCTCCGCTAACCAGCACAGTGTACGAACTTCGATGTTGGATAAATCCGACGCGACTAAGACCCTACCTTCGGGAGCCGATATCATGTGCCTTACGTTAGCCCCGAACATTTCTTCACGGGGCATGTTCTGTAAGTTTAGGTTTCCACCACTCCCACTAAAACGCCCAGTATGACCTCCAAAATACATAATACCTCCGTAATACCTATTATCGGGCATGGTGGCAGCATCAAAGCTCTCTATCTTTTTGATTAAAGAGTTAACTCTACGGTAATTAGTTACAGCCTCAATCCATTTGTATTGGTGGCCGTATCTCCTAATCCAGTCTTGGGCATCTTGGTCTGTTTGCGCTAAGGACGCAGGTGGCTCGATGCCGATGCTAATACACTCATGGTCAAAAGCTTTTCGACTCAGGAGGGGTTTATCATCTGCCCAAGGGATGGCTTTCTCAGTTTCAAATAGTTTTTTTCGGACTGTCTGTAGGTTCTTTTCCATCAGGTCTACGTCAATAGGTAAGCCTCTTTGAACCACGTTGCGATTCATACGGCTGACGTCCCGCTCAAACTGAGACCACTTAGACTCATAATCTTGCCAAAGGCGTAAGCAAAGAACGGAGTCCTTGAGGGCATATTCCTCTACTTCTTTTCGGAACTCCTCGGTCATGGTCTCCCACCTTTTACCCGACATAGTGTTTCGTGTCTCCTTAGACACTTCTATATCAAAGGCTCGGGCAGTAGCGTTTTTAAGTGATCGCGGTAACCCGCAAGCGGCGGCCATATCAGCGGTGCAATACCACGCGTGGGGTTGGATCTCAGGCCACCAGTCTTGGGTGACTCCATAAAGGTATAGCGTCTCATCGAAGCTAGCGTTGTGGCTAAGGATTATCGAACCCTGTAATAAAGACCAGTTTAGGTCGCGGGGGTGGCCGACAAACTCGTAGCCGTCATCCCCGACAACACTCACCATATAGGCGTCGAAGTCGGGATGAGAAAAATAACCTAATGGGCCAAGATTGCGGATAGAGCAATGCTTGTCGTAATAGGTTTCAAAGTCTAATGCGTATATAATCATATAAGTTTATTTGTGAGCAGAAAAAGCCCACCGCAAAGTAAAAAACTACAAAACTCTGCGGTGGGCTTGTATACTACTAGTATTCCTAGTCCAATTCCGATTCGGTCGACTCACCAGCAACGTGCTGGAGTGCTTCCCGAACTACCCGTAACTTTCTCAAGTTGCTCCCGACTTGAGAGAGTTGATCCTCGACTTCAGCGATCATGCCGTCGAGCATCGCGATCTCTTCAAGCAGGAGGTCACGGGTTTTTTGTTCCTTCTCTTGGTCAATCATGATACATATTAAATACCAAAGTCTGCGAGAAACTCAGTTACAGCGGGGTCAACCTTTTCAGCAGAGGCTGTGAGGGAAGGGTTGTGCCATGAATACTTACCCTTACTGAGGACCTCGCTAGTAAAGGTCCACACCTTACTGTTAAGTGGAGTGTTTTTATTGAACGCCGCAAACGTAGCCAACCTCTTAAAGGTGGAACGATAAGCGTTCTTACTTACGTTGATTCGCCCGATAGCATAATTGCTACCCCCAATAGGGAACCCAAACGCTTCTGGGTCTTTGTTCCCTTTAGGTTCCTTTATCAGGAGAGTTATTTCGGCAAACTCAACCATATCCCATTCGGAGTCAGCCGCGATGCTATCGGACTGTTCACGGGTCCACGCCATACGTGGCATCCCATCCTCGTCAAAAGGAATATCTTCACGCCACCCTTTCTGGGTCGCTACTACAATCGCCTCAACAGGTTCACCCGCTTCAGCTACGACATGAGCTTTGTTTAAAACAATGGCCCCTACGGGGGCATCGATTTGGCTCATCTTCTGGACGATGTTAATGCGGGGGATATCGATATCCTCCACATCAATCTGGATACTACCTACACTGGCTGACGCTAGGTTGGTGTTCTCGGCTTCCGCAACAGCGGTATCATTTTCTTTGCTCATAGTTCTCTATAGTTATAGTGTTCTAGTTGTTTTGAGTCGCGACACTATGCCGCTCGTCGGATGTTTCTACGATTCCTGCGTCTTCGCATTCGTCGAGGAAAGTTTGTCTGCTGTCGGTCCCCACTTTCTTAGCGACCTTGGCGAGGGGGACGTTAACCTGATCCAGCAGCGTGTCCAGATCAATTCCATATTTTTTTGCGATTTTTACAAAAGTCGCATTATCGGAGATCTTTCTAGTCCTGCCCATCGAGCGGAGTTTAAGACCGTCAAGCTGCTCGCCATCTTTAAGAGCGTCGAGTGCGTTGCGTTTAATCGACGCAGCCCAGTTCTCCACGATCTTCGCGATGTTGAATAGCTCAGAGAGTCTGGCCGGATTATCAACATCAGTAGGATCAATGTCTGGTAACGTGGTATCGAGTTTCTTGGCCACACTGATAACGAGACCCCCTAACGCAGGGCAAACATCTTCGTGCTTACAGAATCGGCAATACTGAGTCGGGGTGCATTCCTCTAACTCCGGCGTGCCTGAATCCCATTTCGGTCTGACCGCTTCACCAGCCCTAATAACTCGGCTCAGGTCTTCGACCAGAGTGGGTAGGTCATCTCGCGTAAACGTGTGGTGCAGCGTCGCATTGTGTTGTGGAACGTAGAACGCGAAAACGATCTCTTTAATGTCGGGATACTTCTGGAACGCTCCGGTCGTGTAAGCCTTCGCTTGCCAGTTCTTTTCCGGTGGATCGATAATACTAATACCAGTTTTGTAGTCGGCCATGACCGCACGGTCACCCCCTTTGAGTATTAAGAATCGGTCACAGGTTCCCCATGTTTCAGTGCCATCGAGCGTGACCTCAACTTGGATCTCGTTAAGCTCTTCCTCGATCTCGTCGAAGTTATCCATGAAGTCCTGCTCCATCTTAACGATTTGCTCGTAGATCTCATGTTCCTGTTCAGTGTGGAGTGCGGAAGGGTCGAAGACCTCAAGGGCTTCGTGGATACGGGTCCCCATCTCGGCGGCGGGTGATGTGCCGTCTCGTCCTTGGTAGCCAGCACAAGCGGCTACATACTTTAGGCTAGACGGAGAGAACTCTGCGTGTCCTCTGCTTTGGTGGTCTGGTTGATTGCTCATAATGTTTAAGTAAAAAGTTAAGAACTAGGTTTAATTTCTTGAGTAACGCTCTGCAAGATATTTCGGATAATAGTCCTCATCTCAGGGTCAGTTTTTATTTTACGATCTACCGATTTAACAGCGTGGATGATACTACTATGAGATACGTATCCGAAATAGTCCGCGAGGATCTGATACTGGATTCCGTAGTTAACCCGCAGCAGTCCCGCCGCAACTGATCGAGGAGTAGAGTATCGGAAGGCTCTGGATTTTTTGAAGAGGTCTTCTTCATCTACCGAGAACTCCTCGGCGACGAGCGAGCAGACTTTTTCGATTATGGCCTGCTTATATTTAGTGAGACCTTTAATTTTGTTTTCTGTTTTCATTGATGCAAAGTGTTCAAATTATCTGACTTCTGTTCGACAACACGCATAACGTGTTCCTCTATCGAATCGCTGGCAACTAAAATCTTCTGAATGGCGTCACTCTTCGCGCCGTTGCGGTGGATGCGACCCAATGCCTGTAGGTGGTCTTTGACATTGAACGTGGGCGAGATCAATGAGATCCGCTGCCTACTACCGTTGATGTCGTGCAGCGAGATTCCTGTTCCCCCAGCGGCGATATTGACCACGATGACGTGTTCCGTATCGTCTTGAAAATCGTCGATCACTTGTTGCCGCTCTTCGGCGGACTGACCACCAACGATAGCGGGACAATCCAACAACTGCTGTAGTGTCTGGGCCGTCTCCGTAAAGTTGACGAACAGCACAACACTGTGTCCCTGCTCTACGTAGTCCCTTGCCATGTCGGCCATGTCCTTCGCTTTCAGCGATTCAGCAAGTTGCCTTGCCCTAAGAAGATTGACCAGAACCCAATCGCTGTCCTCAACGGTTCCGTTCTCCAAAAGATTCGTGATGATCTCTGGCGTGATGTCGAGATCTTTATACACCTTCGCGATCTGAGCAGCAGTGCCGAACGCAATCGGCTCCACGAATACACGGTTCGCTTTAAAGGAATCAGGGAAGTCATCCACCGTGAGCCTTTTAACATTTTTCCCATACATGACCTTATTAAGATCACTGAGTTTGGTCTTACGCCGAAGCTCCCATGCGTTCCACTCGTTCTGGAAGCATCCGTATTGCATCATCCAACCGAACCAACTCTTGACACCGTCCTCCGCTTTGTTGAGATTGTGCAGACCTAATGCGTATCCGATTGGCCGCATCTCAGTAGGGTCTTCGGCGGCGGTCGCGGACATCGCATGGATCGAGTAGCCTTGGGCCACTAACGACACTAACAACTGCGCGTTCTGTGTGTAAGGCCCTTTGCATTTATGAACCTCGTCCACTAACACTAATGTGTTTTTAGGCAAGTTCCACTTCATGATCTTCTTGCCGCGTTTGGACATGTAATCCGTTCGGCCCGTTCTGATCTTCTCGTAGTTCAGGACGAACAAAGGTTCGATGCCAGACTCTTTAAGCTCGCGCTCCCATGATGGGATCACCGCCTTCGGACACAAGACCGCGACGGGCCTATTCAAAGTTTTGGCCAGATGAGCAGCCACTACGGTCTTACCAGTTCCGACATGGCTAGTGTCTAGTGAGTTCAATCCTAACTTGTGTTTCGCTAAGAAGAAGTCAAACGCCTCTTGTTGTTTCGGGTATAATGTCTTCATTTATTGTCTATGAATTGACAAATAATTGAAGGTTCGCAATACGTCCAGAAAAATTTCAACTTTTTTTCCCGCCCCAAATATATCGGGCGATAAGGTAGGCATCGATCATGCCGTCGTGCGGCGTCCGGCATCGTTTGTTCGCCAGCCAGTTCTCCGATGGCTCTAACTGATTCGCTAGTTCCAACGCGACTTCCTTAGTCCTACCTTTAGGAACTCTGCCCAGCATGACCTTCTGCCACTTGTGGACTGACACACGCATTATGTTTTCGTAGTCGTGGGACTCAGCCATGCCGACTAGCTTACCGAACGAGATCGCCATTGACCGAACCGCTTGGCTACTCTTCGCGTGCGCCAGCGGTTCCTCGACCGCAAAGATAAAGGGGGTGTTTAGATCCATTATCCATTGATGGACCTTACGGATGTCGATTTCTTTTTTCTTCGACATCTGGAGAGTAGGCATACGGATTTTATCGATGAGACTGCCGTCGTGTTTCGAGATGGCGCAGAGTCCGCCATCTAGTCCGTTGTCTACTCCGACGATCAATTGTATTTTAGGAGTTATAATTGGGTGGGGATATACTCAGGACAATACATATTGTCGCAGTCATCTTCCACAGGCCCATCGCACGTCTCGCAGTGTTCATCCCGTTCCACATGAGGAGGGCAGTGTTCATCCCGTTCCTCAGTGAGGAGAGCTTTCGCAAGAATCGAGTAATTCACAAGATCCTCACAGGCGTCATCGACCGACTCGCCAGCTACCTGCAACTGACCGTCATTGACGAACGATTTAATCCGCATCAGTTTATCCTGCATCCTCAACAGCAATCCGGTAACCGGATGGAGTCCTAACGATTTAGCTGACTTGAAATTAGCGAGCGCGTCGATTGTTTCAGTGCCGCCGCAGTAGTCGGAGTTTTTTGCTCGCATAATGTCGAGCGTTTTAGCGCACGTCTCTTCGTGGAGACGGAATAGGGTTTCGGGTTTCATTTGACTGGTATTGAATCTCCTCTGATCAGTAGGCCGTCGCCCTCCGCTGGAACAAGAACCCTTATACCTTTCGGAAGGGATTGTAAGTAAAATACTTCGCGAGCTGTTGACGCTCTCACTCGATACCACAGGCCGTCGGCGGTATCTACTGGAAATCGGAAATCAGCACCCTCGTCTATTCGGGTGATAAATCTCGGCCCTACTTCTGGTTCACGTTCTTGGAACATCGTTAACTAGGTTTAATGGTATATTAAATAATGTGAAGGAAAAAATTAATCTTCTTCAGGAAAAACCTCAACGTCCACTACGTCACTTTTCATCCGCGATACCGCCCCTTTGCCTTTATCGGCTAGACTATTATTTAATACCGACACGTCGATGACGAGTTTACCGTTAGAGGAACCACCACCCTTAGCGTTCAAACCTAAGTTCCTCCTGATAAGTTGGTCTAGTTCGGAGAGTTCCCTTACGGTTCGGGGGGCCTTGAGGTTCTTTATTGAGTCCCTCAGTAGTTTAATACTAGCACTAGCGATATAGCTTTGATATTGGTCGGCTGGCGTTACTTGGGCGTCCGCTATCTCGGCCAACGCCTCGTCCTCTTTAGCTGCGGCGATCCTCCTGATCTCGCTAGCTACGTCACCGCGATAATCTTTTAAGATATCGTCAGCGTGTTCCCCCTCTGCGAGACGCTTCTCAACCGCTTCCATCGCCTTGTTATCCGCATCCATAAGGGGGCGAAACACACGCGGAGGTAGGCTGGCTTTTTTGAACCACGTCCTCACTGTCTCTCGATGGACACGCATCTGGTCGGCTATACCTTGGTTAGAGAGCCCTTGTTGCAGAAGCTTGTAAGCCTCCTTGAAACGGGGGTTCTTCTCCATTTGTTCATCAAAGAGTTTCTTGTCAGTCGGTTCTGAGTCCATTAAAGTGATGACACTATGAGCAAACGGGTCTCCAAAAGCAAGCAAGTTCTTGAGCCGAGGGTTAACCCTACAACCAAAGATATGGACGTAGGTGGTCTAGCTATTAAGACGACTAGCCTCATTACGGCGTTATTATATGGGTTTGCCCACCACCCTAAGGTTATTGCAAGGGAGTATTACTTCTGGAGAATCTGTGACGAAATCTGGAACCGCGACGACCTACCGGAGCCAATGATGGTCCGTCATCCTTGGGCAGAGCAGATGATCCGCGCCGCCCTTAACAACAAATATTTAGCGATTGGGGGTTCCGCGTCGTCTGGTAAGTCTCACACAATGGCGGCGTGGGGTATTGTCCAGTGGCTATCTCAGCCGCGAGATACACTAGTCCTGATGACCTCGACTACCTTACGGGAAGCACGAAAAAGGATATGGGGTTCAGTGATGTCCTTGTTGTCCGTGATCGATGGTGCGCCGATCAAGATACGGGATTCGATAGGAAACGCTGCCTATGTAGATGAGAACGGCACGCTTATCGAGAGAGCTGGTTTATCG